GACTAGACAGCGTTCAGCATCATGGTAGGTAAGGCATTCCAATCGAAGAGGCGGCGCGTAAGCGCGGGCCGTAAGAAAGGAGTCACTCCCGCACGGAAACCTCTCTCTGAAGGTAAAGAGAAGAGGAAAAGGCGGACGAAAAAGGGGAAACCCTTCGACGTCGAGGCCAATGTCCGAGCGAGCTTGAACAGACTCATGAAAGTCTACGTGTTGTATGGTTTCGATCCTAAGCAGGGATCACCATATAACATGGAGCGTACAGTACAATACCACGTACTGGCCATCGAGGAAATGGGAGGGGGACCCGAGAATTTCCTGAAGTTCTACAAATACAAACTCGCAGCTTTTTACGCTGCGGTAGAAAATCAGGAGATTCCCAAGCCCTCGCCCCTGAAAGGGGCTTTCCTCGAGACGGACGACGTGGCGGTGATTTTCGGCGGGCGAGCACATCGCTGGTTTCGCCACCAACTCCCTCTCATAAAGCAACAAATCGCCTGGGCGATACTCCAAAATAAAAGAGTGATCGAACGGGCGTCGGAGGAGCTCCTTCAAAAGGCGTCAGAAGACACCTTCGAGGACCTAACAACTCCGAGGATACCTGTGAGACCTCATCTCGCCCTTTCTTGGGGGGAGATAATGGATGCAGAGGAGCAGGGACTCCAGACGGCCGACGCAGCGGATCTTCTCATCTCGAAAGAGACGATCGAAGAACACTGCAGAAGGGCTGTCAGAGACCTACTCCAGGGGAAAAAGTACACTCTCGCCGACGAGGCGAAACCGTACTTTCCCAGCACCAGTGCCAACTATAACCGGACGCGGAGCGCCATGGGGACAGTTGGAGAGATCTTGCAACATCCTACGTTGCTCCAGGGACTCGGTCAAGGTAAGGGTGTAACCCTAACAACGAGTAACCTGAAAATGAGATCGCGCACAAGGAAGTACCACGGAGTGAGTGAGCAAAGTGAAGATGCTCAAGACAACTACGAGGTACAGCGCGAAGAGGAGAAGGTGGGTGAACAACAGCTGACAGCTGTCGACGCCGGGGAGCTGGAGGTAGAATGGGCAGAGCTTATGCAGAGAGCGAAGAAGGAGGCGTTGGAGAATGAACTCCCGCTAGCGGAACCAATCAGTTTGGCCGAACCACTGAAGATTCGGACAATCACGAAGGGACCGCCCCTTACAAACTTCGTACTCAAGCCATTACAACAATGGCTTTGGAATGCACTTGCTCAGCACAAGGTAACTAGGCTGGTCGGAGAGACCGCCACGGCGGGAGTGATAGAGGAGGTCCTCGGTCCCCTGAGAGAAGGAGAGCTTTTTGTAAGCGGCGACTACAAAGCCGCCACGAACGAGCTCAGATCCTTTGTCAGCAACGTAATAGCTGAAGAGATTGCACTAGTGTGCGATCTTCCAGTTGATACGGCTGTACTCTTCAGGAGGGCGCTCACAGAGCACCTTCTAGTGAATCCTAAAGATGAGAGCGATTGGCGAATGCAGCAGAACGGACAACTGATGGGAAGTATAGTCAGCTTTCCGGTCTTATGCATTGCCAATGTCGCACTCTGTCGATGGGCACTAGAAATCGGTCGAGGTCGCAGATTGCGGCTTCAGGACCTTCCCTTGTTAGTCAACGGAGACGACTGCGTCTTCCGGACGAACGAGATGGGGAAACAGGCCTGGCGCAGAATCTGTGCCGCGTTTGGTCTCAAGGAGAGTGTCGGGAAGACGTACTTCTCCAAGAGATTCCTCAATATCAACTCCACGTTATTCAACGTCAAGGAGGGGGACCCACGAAGACTGTATCTCGAACAGGTCGTGTATCCCAATCTGGGCATCGCGTACGGAATGAAGCGTTCAGGGAACAAGAATGACGAACTCGCTGGTCATGAGACCATCGGAGCATCCGTCAGGTGGATGGTTGCAAACGCACCTCCAGAAATGAGAGATCAGCTAATAATGCTGTTCATCGATCAAAACTGGAAGACGTTAACGCAATTCAACATCCCTTGGTTCTTGCCTGAACACTTCGGAGGGTTGGGAATCCCGCGACCAAATAACAAGTTTGGTCAACGGAGCCTCAAATCCGATCTACGCGCTGCCGCAGCCTTCAAAGCGTTGAAGCCTACGTTACCTACCTTCCGCTCGGGGATGGGATGGAAAGTGTGGGATCTCGTCAAGAGAGAAGTCAAGAATATCCGACCCGCGCCAAACCTGGCAGGCGAAGTCGGTAACCTCTCTCTCGACGCCTTATGCGGCATGTTGTGCCGCGATCTGATACTCAGAAAACACAAGGGTCTGTACCGTAAGAAAACGGAAGGGAGAATGGAGAAAGACGCAACCGCTTTCAACACCTACTTACGCGCTCTAGAAGAGACGTGGAGGAAGGTGCGAAAAAGCATGGGAGGTGTCCAACCATTTTCTACAGAACCGAGTGTTGACGAAGTATCACATCCGGAGCAATACGCTCTCGTAAGGATTACCACATCAGTACCCCTTAACCCCTTAACCTACACCGAGGGAAAAGTACTGTAAGGCTCTAATGACTTTCGTGAGTAGATGCCCTACCTGGGCGACGTTGTTTGGAGTGGGAAGAGAAGCTTTTGGCATTCTCGAC